GAGTTATATTTCTGCTCCCATGACTGGTCGTCGTCACCGGCAGGAGAGCTCGCTGTTGCTGGTTCAGTTGTTGTAGACTGAGGAGCACCCGCGAGTGGAGACCCGTCGCTTGGCGAGCCCTCCTGTGGCGCCGCGCCCCCCTCGGGGGACGAAGCTGCATTCCGCATTGCCTCAGCTGCGCGGAGCTGGTCCTGCAGCTGCTTTGGGAGTTTGACCTGAAGTTCATTCATGAGGCTTTTCTCGCCTGTTGCATCTTCTCGTAGATCTTCGGCGCGTTCATCAGCGTCGTGGTGATCTCGTTCATCATCTGCGCCATGCCCTGCGCCCGTGACAGGTTCTCAGGCGGGCACTTGACCATCTCCATGGCGGTCAGCGCCGAGTGCTCGCGCACCGCCAGGAGGAACTGCTCCCACGCTCCCGGTGCCTGTCCTCGCAAGCTCATCGCCGCGGCGACGATCGCACTCATGTCAGCCACTTTTCGCCCTCTTCGCCAAGTTCGAGATCATGTTGGCCGGCGCCGGCTGGTTCATCGGCGACAGCTTGGAATAGTCCATGATCGACCGGTTGGTCTTGGCGAGCTGGTTCATTGCTGTCCGATCGGGCAGCACGGTAGCCTGCTTCTGGATGTTGACCGGCTTCATTTGAACTTCTTCCCCTTGGGGCTGCCCATCAGGTTGAGCCCGCGCGGCGGGTTCTTCGGGGCCTTCTTCGGGTTGTCGACAGCGATGTCGGCAAGATCCGTCGGGTCGAACGTATCTCCATAGGAGACGTTCATTTTGCCCGACGGGTCCGTCCCTACCGGACCCGACTTCCCATAGCTGCGCGGCGCTGACATGTCGAGCTTTCCCGGACCTTTGACCGAGGGCACGTCGGCGCCCTTGGTCAACGATCGGGTCTTCTGGTAGGCAAGCCGCGACGTACCCTGCCCTGACGTCTTCGAGACGGTTGCGCGTGGGGTCCTGGCCATGGCGCTACTTCTTGTAGCTACCGCCGCCAGAATTCGTCACAGAGGAAACCCCTGGCTTCTGTGGCTTGACCGGCGTGAACTTCTGCATCTTGCCGCTCGGGCCACCCATGTCGGAGGGCCAGCTCTTGCTTCCGCCCTTGCCGCTCACCGACGACACCCCCGGCTGCTGGTCGCCCACCGGCTTGAACGAGTTCATTTTGCCCGAGCCGCCGGCCTGGATCTTCTGCTTGCCGGCTGGCTTGCTCTGTGAGGACTTTCCCTTAGCCATAGCGGTTCTCCTAACGATGTGATCCATACAGTCCAATTTGCTCACCAGAAGTCAAGATTTTCGGCTTCTGCTGCTCTGGCTGCTTCTCAGCAGGCTCCTGCTGAGGCAGGGGTGCGCCCTGCGGCATGATGGCGCTGGGGAATGCACCAATCGTCCCAGCGTCCGGCACCACGCCACCTCCAGCCATCTTGTAGCTCTTGTTGACGTGATCAGTCTTCTGGGGAGGGTCGTAGATGCTCCCCATGCGGCTGCGTTGGTTCCATGGCACCTTGCGCGCGTCGTAGCGCGCGGCGCGCTCCATCGAGCCCGCACCCAGCTGGTCGCCGGCGTCGGCGTTGTCGCGCATCGACTTGGCCATCTTGGCGTAGCTGTCCGGATATGAATTCTCGGTGCCGGGGTCGGGTGTCTCGACGTTGTCCGATTGTCTGGGCATCAGCCGTGTCCTTGTGCTGGGTTCGGCGGCGTGCCGGCGCCCTGGCTAGGCGTCTTGCCGACGACGTTGGTCTGCGGCGGCTGTGGGCCGGAGGGAGGACCCCCAGGAGGACCCCCTTGAGGGGGGCCTCCGGGACCCCCAGGACCGCCGGGGCCCGCACCGGGGGGACCGCCTGTTGCTGCTCCCACGGCGGCTTGAGCTTTTTGCTGCGCCTCGATCTCTTCCTCGGGCGGGACGATGTCCTCGCCCTCCAGCCCGATGCCGTTGGCGACAGCCCTGAGAACGTTCGCCCGACCCTTGACCCCGGTGATCTGCGCGTCGATCGGGTTCGCTGTGATCTGCAGGAACTCGAGTTGGCGCTGGCGCTGGGTCTCGCGCTGCATCGCCACGTTCACCCCGAGGACGACGATGTTCTCGTCGCCACGGAGCGTACCAGTCTGGTCGGTCAGCATCACCATGTCGTAGAGTTCGGTGACGCTGGGTTCGATGACGTCGTTGTCGATGTTCGCGGCAACTGTCTGTAGGATCTTGGCAGCATTTCCCATAAGCATAGCCAGCCCACTAGCAGTCCGACCAGCCCCACCGAGACGCTCTGAACCAGTAATATACCGAGGGATCGCAGAGAGTTCGTCTGCGATTTGCGTGAATTTTTCGTATACACCCAGCAACTCCTGCGCATTGGAGGCAGGCTGGAAGAACGTGATCGGCGCCTGCATGTTCGATCCCATAGGGTCCGTGACGACGTGCCAGCGCTTCCATGGGTACAGCTCATCGCCGTCTTCGTTGTCGGCGATACGGTCGTCGTTGACGACGACCTGCGGGCCAGATGAGATCGACATGTTGTTGATAAGACTGCGCAACGTAGAATTTGCGGCGTCCTGGATGTCCGAGAGGATGTCGGGGAGGGCGTTGCCCACAACCGTCCCCGGCACCTTCTCAAAGCTCGTCACGTAGTAAGGAGGTCTTTTACGCAGCGACGGGCTGAGTTGAACCTTGATGATGTACCGGCCAATCTTGAACGCGTCGACGAAATAGTCCATCAGCTCGTTCGGGATCTGCTGCGGAGTGAAGCCATAGTCGAGCAGGATCGTACCCTGCACGTAGCCATGGAACTCCAGCATGTCGATCAGGCCGGACTGGTTCATTCGGGGGTCTTCGCGGCTCTCCATCTGAGCCCGCGGCGTGTCGGCCGTGGAGGCGCCAGCCTCGACATAGCCCGACTTGCCGTACCATTTCAGCACTTCCATGATGGCGGCTTGATTGTACCCAGGTAGCCCGATCAGCTGATTAAGGTCTGACCGGGATACCCTCGTCCGTTCGATGACGTTGGCGTCTGCTATGTTGGAAATACCAGGCGTCCACCAGACATCAAAGGGGGAGACCCTGTTCCAGAACATCTTGGGAGTGTTTACGGACTTGGCTTGGCCGTTCTGCCAGGTGACCTGGGGCACAATTCGCACCACGGGCCCCTTAAGGCAGGCGAAGGGGAACAGCGGCAGATCGACGAGAAACTGACCGAGCGCTTCGTAGAACTGGCCTTCCGTGAGGATGTCGTCGAGCTTTTCGAAGCTCTTTTCGCTCTCATCTCGAGCCTTCTTGATCGAGGCACGCTTGGCGGCATCGATCAGATTTGTGACGCGGTCCTTGATCGCCTGCGGGTCGGGCGGCTGGCCGCCGGCCGCGGCGTTCTGCGCCTCCGCCTGGACCATTTCCATGACGTTGCCGATGACGTCATCGGGCAGCGTGGGGTCTGGAGTTGCCTGCAGACCCCACGGCTTCTCGGTGTTGAGATAGACATCCCTGAGCAACGATGTCGCTCCCCGACACTTCGAAGCTGTCAGGCGGGCGTAGACTTCCGACCCGCCGAACTTCCGGATTTGCATCAGTTTCTGGGTGTCGTACTCGCCCTTGAACACCCGCATCGCCAAGGTGAGACGGTCGGTCCAGCCGTTCGCCCCATCGCGATGCCGGACCATGGTATTGAACTCGTTGTCGATGAAAGCGACCAACGAATTGGTAATGATATCGTTGGCCTTGGCGGCGTCTTCCGCCTGCACGCGGGCGGCGTTGGCGTCCGCCTCTTGCTGCGAGGTCTGGTCAGGTGAGACAATCCGGAGGATGTTGTTGACCACGCCCAAAGATCCTTGTTTGTCAAGCAATACACCAGAAAAGGCTCGTATCGCAATGTCTGAGGTCCCTCAAGGCGAAGTCTTCGCCATCGAGTTTGCTGCGCTGGCACGCGAAGTTGCCATGGATATCTTCCCGATACACGACATTGTTGCTCTGCATCGGCTGACCGCGGAGGAGTGGGAACGTGTCCAGAAGAACCCGAAGTTCGTGGCCATGGTGGCTGACATGTCAGCCGAATGGAACAGCGCCGCCAACACTCGCGAGCGCGTCCGGATCAAGGCCGCCACCGGACTGGAGAGCGTTCTCGAGACCTACATCAGGGATATCACCGACCCTCAGATCCCCCTCAACCAACGCGTCGAGGCCGGCAAATTCCTCGCCCGCGTTGGTGAGCTCGACAACGCCCAGCAGATCATAGGCGGTGGAGGGGGATCTGGCTTTCACATCCAACTTAACATCGGGGGCGAAGTAAAACAGATGGATGCACGAATTATTGAAGGCACTGTACTGGAGGACGGCGCATGAGCATCGTCTACACCGCACCGCCGACGGTCGCCGAGTTCATGCTCTCGGACGCGTTCTTCCGGATCATCATGGGGCCGGTCGGCTCCGGCAAGACAACGGGGGCGCTGATGGAGATCCTGCGGCGCTCGATCGAGCAGAAAAAGGGGCCTGACGGGGTTCGACGAACCAGATGGGTGATCACCCGCCAGACCCTGATCCAGATGAGGATGACCGTTCTCGCCGACCTGCTAACCTGGTTCCGGCAGATTGCCACGTACAAGGTCAGTGAGCAACTCGTCACCCTAGACTTCGCGGATGTCCACGCCGAGATCTACCTCATACCGCTCGAGGAAGAAGAGGACCAACGTAGACTGCTGTCGATGCAGCTGACCGGCTGTTTGATAAACGAGGCCATCGAGATCTCGCCAGATTTTGTCAGCGCCATAGCTGGCCGTGTAGGCCGGTATCCATCCAAAGCGGATGGTGGACCGACCTGGCACGGCATCATAGCCGACACAAACTGCCCCGTTATCGGCTCCGACTGGTGGAAACTTCTGGAGGAGGAACGCCCGTACGACTGGCAGCTGTTTCATCAGCCGAGTGGCCTCAGCGCGCAGGCTGAAAATATCGAAAACCTGCCCCCCGGCTACTACGACCGGCTCGCCAAGAACCCAAACACGGCCTGGGTTCAGCGCTACGTACTCAGCGAATACGGTGAGGACCCGTCGGGTAGCGCTGTCTTCGGGAAGAGTTTCAAGCGTCAGTTCCACACTGTCGATCATCTAGAGCCGGTTTCCGGTTATCCGATAATAATCGGCCAGGACTTCGGCCGCGCGCCGTGCTCCCTCTTCGTGCAGCCAGATCACCTTGGGCGTCTGCTGGTACTGGAGGAGGTGGTCGCAGAGGACATCGGGCTCGAGACGCACGTCGGCCGGCAGCTGAAGCCAGCGCTCTACCAGGACCGCTATCTCGGCAGAAGTTTTGCAGCGGTTGGCGATCCAAGTGGCGTGAGTAAGGGGCATATGCTCGAGGAGACGAGCTTCGATGTCCTGCGCCGTCTTGGCATTCCAGCTTTCCCCGCCCCAACCAACAACATCGACCCGCGGCTTGGCGCGGTTGAGACACTCCTGCTGCAGCAGCGAGACGGCGGGCCTGCCCTCGTCATCGACCGGACACGCTGCCCGATGCTGGTGCGGGCGCTCAACGGGGCGTACCGCTACGGCAAGACGAAGCAGGGTGTCGTGAAGCCATTGCCTGAAAAACTGCATCCGTGGTCCGATCTGGCAGATTGCCTGCAGTATGCCTGCCTGGTTTTCAACTCTGGTCTGATCAACGTCATCGCGAAGAAAATTCGTCCACGGGTTGCGCGGGAGCGGGAGAAGTTGTCGTCGGCTGGGTGGACGTGAGCGCACTTAACCACATCAGCGCCTCGTCGATCTTGGTCAGCACCAGGCTGGCTTCGCGCGATCGTGGCAGCGCCGCGGCGATCTGCCGCGCCTGCATCAGATGAAACATGATTTCGTTCACTAACAATCCTCCCCGAGCTTGTCGCGGCTGTATGGGTGTTCTTGTGGGGCGGTGGCTTTAAGCGCGTCGAATATGCTGACGACGATGTCGTTTGCGATGGGGGTGCCGTCGATCTTGCGCACCCACTTCGCATTGTGTGGCTTCGCGGCCCATGCGTCGTAGCCACGTTGAACGTCTTCCAGCTTGATCATGGCTCGCCACCGGTCGCCACCTTCAGCAGCGCGTATTTCAGCAGCTCCATGTCCCACATCGCCGTGCCACCGTCAGGGTCGGAGAAGGCGTAATAGGTCTCGCCATCCTCGTAAACACCGATGAACAGCACGCGCTTGAACGGGCAGTCGGTCTGCGCCTGGACGATCCCGTGGACGACCTTGTCGACAGGGATATGGACGCGGCTGATGAAGTGCGCCTCGATGACCTCTCCCATACTACACCGCCATTGATTTCGGCAGGAACAGCCTTTGAAACTGCCCCTTCTCCCACACCTCGACCTTCTCGCTCAGTCGTCCATCGTCGCCCACAATTTCCTCATGCACGACGTAGTCGCCAAGCCTACAGATTGTGACAACCCGCTCCGATGGGTCAGATGTGAGGGGAACTCGAAGACACGGGCCGGGGTCGATCTGGCGGATGGCGTCGTAGTCGGAGGCGTACCCGATCCAGTTCCTGTCGACGTAGTCGGGGGCGGTGTGGACGGCACCGCGGTACTGCCACGCATCAAGAATTCTAATTCGGCTCTCGTATCTGACGGCTCCTCCAGGACGAGAGGCGGCAATGATTTCACCCTCAATGACCGGACCGGAAGCGGCAGAAAGCTGTGCTGGTGCGTCGGGTCCTGCACTCCCATACACTCCTCCATCCGCTTCTGCAGCGCCTCGATCTGGTTGAAGATCTCCATCATTTTTCTCCATAGGGTTGCCATAAATGTCCTGGGTTGCAGCGCGTTTATTGGTGGCCTCGATGTAGCTCCGGCCCAGAGGCGTCGGCAGCGGCTCGTCGTCCATCTCGAACCCCGGCAGCACGGGCTCGGCATCGCCAAGCATGTGCCCGAGCAGGTCGCCAAGCGTTGGCGCTGGGGTTTCTTCAACGATTTCAGGTGGTTCATCCACGATTGGCGGCTCAACCTGCTTGCGGAGGGGCTTTTTCATTTCCGAATTACTTCCGGTTGGGGGTTTCTCGTGAACTTAGGGGCATGCTTCGCCATCAGGTTGGGCACCAGCGCGTTTTTAGAAGTTTTTGGTATCGGACTAGCCGCCAGAGCAGAAATCGCGTCAGCGAGCCCCTGTGTGGCGCTGAGGGCTATCGCGATTTCGGCATGCTCGAGGTAATAATCGATCCCACGGCGGACGTGTTCCTGGATCGTCAGGTCGTCGGCGGCGCGCAGGGCTTCCAGGCGCTGGTAGGACCGCTCGCTGATCCGCATCGGCAGGGGTCGAAGTGCCTCCTGCGCCTTGCGTCCAGCGGGTTTGTTGGGAATTTTCTCTTTTGCCATCGGTACTTGGCTCCTTTGCGGCCAAGTCTACTGTGTTACGGGTCGATTTGCAAGATCGGTGATGGGAAGGGCTAAAAATTCGAGGGGGCGGGGGGTGGGCGTTGGCCGGGTGGCGGGCGGCGGGCGCCCGTCTGGCGGTTTTCGCCGCGTTATCCATGGATAACCTTTCACTAGACTTTCCGTTTACAGTATTGGGAGCGGTACTCGCTCGGTTCTTTGACAATTCAACCCAACGCTTTCCATGGGATTATCCATGGATAACGTTCACCTCATCTAACCAACACTGGAGACTAAGACTATGGCAAACACTGCTAAGAATAACGTTGTCGATATCGCCGCTTCTAAGCTTGCTGAAATGGAAGCGCAAGAAGCTGTCAAGGCCGCGTTCACTGAAAAGCGCAATGCTTTTCTTGGCGAGATGGCAACGCTCGGCGCGAAAGACCGTGAAGGCAAGCAATCGCCTTTCAAGGCTTCCATGCTTTTCCAGAACGCTGTTCGCGAGGGCTTCATCAAAGCTGATACCGATGAAGCGCGCATTGCATACAATGCTTACGCGGGCAACGAAAACGGAAATGTACTTGGCGTCGACAAAATCACCTCGTCGGCCGCAACGCAAACGTCGTGCCTCTTGACGTTCGGATTGAGCGCGGCGGTTTTCGCTGGCGAAAACTTCTACGTCCAGATCGACGCGGTTATCGCTGGCTATGCGGCGAAAGACCTGTATGGGTCGAAAATCCGCTGCTACGAGAAGGCAAACCGCGAGTTGCAAAAGCTTTTCGACGCGCAGTTCAAGGCCAACGCTGGAAAGACTGACGACGCCTTGCTTGCGACTGTCAGCCTTGCGAATGACGCGGCGATTGCGTCGTGGCTCATCAAGGAAGGCGCGACCAAAATCGGCGACGGCTCGGACGGCGACGGCGATGGCGCAAGCGGCGAAAATGCGAAGGCCGCTAAGCCCGCGCT